CAATAAAATCCGTTGATGCACAAAGTTGCCTTTCCGCATTGTTACCTGCTTTGCATAGGTAACTGTGGCTCACAATTTAGTAACTGAACTACTTCAATATTCCTCACTCGCTTGCTTTATGCCGATTTGGTAACTTTGTGCAAATCTACTCATTCCCAACTGTTTACGTTCCAACCTCTCTTATTCTCCTTTGGCTGCTTTAGAGCTTTATGTTAAATAAGTATAAAATTAGGATTAACCCTTTAAAATGATACAGCCAAAGCATTACAATTATCACAACCGGTCCGGCCTCGCACAGCGAGAAAGGACTACATTAATCACTTCCGCCAGGAGAAGCCATTAGAAGGAGTATTCTTCACCGACTTCATCCGGGATGTATTAGAAAAGCGCAGCAGGCGCAAGTCTGAACACTATGCAGCCGTTTATGATGCGATAATAAAGCACATTGATAACTTTTCATTGGAGTTTGATTGTGACATATTCACTAACTCGGTAACGGCAGAATTTCTTGATGATTTCATAGTCTATCTTGAAGATTGCGGGTTACGACATAATACCATTGTAGGATATATTCTAAAAATACAGACTCTTATTCGTAGAGCTTCGCAATACAATTATGCAGTAGATGTTACCTATGATGAAATTGAGTTGGAATGTGAGCCTACAAATGCGGTCTTTCTTTCAATGAATGAGATTACAAGGATATACTATTACAAGTTTGTAGGGCAGGATAAGCGGAAAGCAAAGGAGAGAATTAGAGACATGTTTGTATTGGGATGCCTTACTGCTTTGCGTTATTCCGACTATTCAAGGTTGACAAGTCAAAACTTTATAAATAACTATATTATGATCCGAACAAAGAAAACCAATGTGGATGTCAAGGTCCCGGCACATGATTATGTAAAAGAGATATTCGCAAAGTATGGTGGTCAGGTTCCTTGCGGTTTGTGTATTCAGTACTTCAATAAATATTTGAAGGTTATAATGAAAGAAATTGGCCTAAATGACCTAGTTACTTACTCATTCACCAAAGGCGGGAAGTTGGTTACAGTTACTCGTGAAAAATGGGAGTTGATAAGTAGTCACACAGCAAGAAGGAGTGCAGCAACCAACATGTATTTAACGGGACGTATGAAAACGTTTGAGATAATGAAATTAACAGGACATCGCAGTGAGCAAAACTTCTTCCGGTACATCCGGTTAAGTGGTGATGATACTGCACGGTCAATCAGTGGTGATAGTTTTTTTAGAAAATAAAATTATACATGAAAAGTTTAAATATGAGCAGAAGGAAACAAATAGATGACCGTAAGCGGCTTCTTGTACGGTATCGTATAGATGAGAAAGGACTTGTATCTTTTATTGATCCATGCTGTGATGACATTCCAGCAGCTCTTTTAGGAAAGATTTTGGAAGCTATTTCTAATGTCGAAAAAGAATGGAATAGTAGATTTACTAATGACATTAATTCTTTTCCACCCGATATAATATATGATGAACCAATACTTAAATAAATATAGTATGCATACAAAGGATATTTTCGAACAAACCATGCTCTCATGTGGGTATGTAATTGATAAGATTATACAAAACGAAGACTCCCAGGACGTTCGTAAAGTTGAAGGACGAGTTAAGATCCCTAAAAAGGTAACTATATCCGGGAATCGGCAAACGATAATTGAAGAGAAGAAATTTCGATGGGATGCTGTTGGGCGATGCTTTTCTTTGCGATCTAACACCCGGCAAAGAAGATATGATCTTCCTTTACAGACAATTGTGGCGTTTAATAAGCTGAAGGAAACAGAAAAAGAAATGCTGTAGTAATGAGAGAGAGTTTAGAAAAATATAAAATTGTAAATTGGATTTGGGTATATCAATATTTGTCTCTTCTAGGTCCGGAAGAATTCTTCAAATTTGAAGCTCTTGTGAATACATCACTTGATAAGTTGGGAATCAACAGGTATTATGATGTATTGGAGGTACCGTCGGATAATCAGGAGTTATTTATAAAATTCTGCTGTCTTTATATATACAGGCATCCTGAATATGAGTTTAATGAAGATTTTACCCAAGTATGGAGGAAAGAATCGTATGAACAACGGGAAATGGAAGCAAGAAGAAGAAATTTATGTGCGAGAAAACGTGGGTAAAAAGACAATGGAAGAGATGGCCGAATATGTTGGCCGATCCCCATTGGCCGTTAAACTGTTTTTGCATCGCAAAAAGATAGTTGCCGGCCAGACGGTGAAGCGGAACTTAGTACAAGAGATGTTGCGTCTCAAGTTCCGACATCCGGAGAATTTTTCCCCAACGAGGGAATTTTATCGCGAAGTAAACATTAATCAGATGCGGTTTTGGGACATTTATTATGGCCGCAAGCAGATTACACAACAAGAATACGTTGCGCTATCCAAATATTTTGGGCTTACACTCCAAGAGGCATTTGAGGCTAGGCAATTAAGTATGTTTAATGAAGAATAATTATGGTAAGTAAAAAAGAAATTGACCGGATAAAATCAGCACTGAACATCGTTGATGTCATTTCGGAGTTTGTTTTCTTAAGAAGAAGTGGCTCAAATTTCGTTGGTGTTTGCCCATTTCACAATGACAGTCATCCTTCAATGTTCGTTAGTCCAAATAGGCAAACTTATAAATGCTTCGTCTGCGATCATAAGGGTGATGTTATTAATTTTATCCAGGAACATGAGAATATGTCGTTTGCTGAAGCCGTTGAATGGTGTGCGAAGAAAGCAGGAATTGAACTGGAACATCGGGAGCTTACCGACGAGGAGGTGCGTAAAGCGAAAGATTTTGAAGCGATGCGGATCGCACTGAAAGGAGCGGTCATTTTTTTTCAAAAACATCTGCCGGAGGCGCAAAACTATCTCGATAAACGTGGATTTCGGTTGACGGATAAGGTTATAAAAGATTTTGCTATCGGCTATGCTCCTGAAGGTAATTTAGCTGTTCAAGAAATGTTGAAAGCGGGCTATTCCGAGGAAGTGCTAACAAAGGTTGATGTTCTGAAGAAAGCTGCAGAGGGGAGAGTCTATGATAACTTTCGTGATCGAATAATGTTCCCTTTCTTTGATCTGAACGGAAATGTAACAGGTTTTTCCGGTCGATTTGTGGTTCCTAAAGAAAAGGCAGGTAAGTATCATAATACAGGTGATACTCCAGTTTTTAAAAAGGGTGCGCAAATATTTGGACTATTACAGGCACGTGGGGCCATTGGGCGAATGAATAATGTCTACTTGGTAGAAGGGCAATTTGATGTTCTATCGATGCATGCTTCAGGTGTCGAAAATACAATTGCCGGGTCTGGGACTGCACTTACTCCGGAACAAGTAAAGTTGATATCCAGGTTTACTCAAAATATAACTTTAGTCTATGATCCTGATGATGCTGGATTAAAAGCCTCTCTTAGGAATTGTGAGCTGCTCCTGAAGGCTGGACTAACTGTACAATGTGTTCTCCTACCTTATGGAAAGGATCCTGATAATATAGCTTCTGAAGAAAAAGAAAATACGGCGAAATGGCTGATGAATCGGAGAACAGATTTTGCCAGTTACTTTGCGGATATTTTTGCAAAAGACTTTGAAGATCCGGAATCTAAGGAACAGGCGCTGAATACGATCTGCAATTTAATTGGCTATATTTCTTCAGAGACCTTGCGGTTGAACTATGTGAGGAAGATATCTGCTAAGTTTGAGATTACAACAGAAATTATAGAGCGAAAGATACGTGACGTTGTCCGGAACGTGAAGGATATTCCAAAGATTGAGGAGATGAAACCGGGTGTTTATGGACTTGAACAAATCCACGAAATACGCCGTGAAGGTGAACCATGTGTACTTACACCGGATTTTGATTTGTTTCTGAAATTGTATGGAGATACCCCTGTTATTCTCTTGCATGGAGTTCCATCTGCGACAGATATCCAATCTATACGTCGGGAGTGTGCCTATTTTACAACGGATAGCCAAGGGATTTTCATAAATAGAGATGGGGATGAATCGGACTATCTTTCCGCATTGACAATGCTTTATCGTGCCGGTTTGACAAATATAACATTGACTGTAGCTGCAAAAGACCAAGAGCAGAAAGTAGTAGAGGATGAAGAAGGGTACGATCAGGAAGAGCAGCGAATAGACAAAACTTATACATTCATAAAATACTATGTACATCTGCATGGTTTGTTCCTAGCTTCTTATTTTGGAGAAAGAACACCTTTTATTGAACGTTGTGCTGACTTGATCAGTTATGCTGAAGATTCTGTTCGAGTGGTTAATGCTAAATATTTCTATGATAATCTGTCGCTTAGTAAGACTGACTTTAATGAAATATTAAAGCCCTATTTGGCAAAACGAAAGTCCCGCATGGCCATCAATGCTCAACGTACAGATGACGATGATGAAGATTACGATCCGAATGAACTGCCTGGGTATGTAGACGAAAATTCGGAATACAATGAAATGTATCGTCAATGTGGGTTCTATCCAAAGTTGAACAAAGACGGAGAGCCTGTATGTTATATGTTCCGGCAAGAGAAAGGCGGACATCAACAAATTGCCGATTTCTTTATGACTCCTTTGCTTCATATCTATTCGGATGATAAGGAGGCCAATAAACGAGTTCTTAAAATAAATCGGAGATACTATAAGACTCCACTTTATATTGAGGTTCCGTCTAGGGCACTGCTAAAGAAAGCGACCATTGAAGAAGAACTGATTCAATTGGAGGCTGTAAACTTCACGTCCGGAGAAGAAAAACACTGGACTAAGATACGAGAATATATGTCCCGGCACTTTATCACCTGTTCGGAAATCCTAACCTATGGAAATCAACAAGTCGATGGGGCTTCACGCCGGGAAGATAATATGTTTTTCGCTTTTTCAAATGGGGTGTTCCATGTCGTAGATGAACAGCCACGCTTTGAACCTGTCAATGAGCTTGGTGTCGTGACACATAATAAGAAGAACTATTACCTTCCTGCTTTTTCTACCATATACGCTGGATCCGGACGGCAGTCTGAAAAATATGAGCTTATTTCCCAGTTAGTTTATAAGGATATTCCGGTCGAGAAACAATGTAGCTTTGAAAAATGGGCCTCTTTAATGGATCAGGTGTATAAAATCAATGATAATGGTAAATGGGGGATTCTCTTTGCTATAATGTGCGCATTTCGTAGCAATATACACTGTATCGACCGTTTGTTTACAGCTCCTTTCTTTATGGGGCCTATGTCTTCAGGAAAAACGCAAATAGCAATTTCCATTCGCTCTTTATTCATATCTCCGAAAGTGCCCATTTTTAATCTAAATATTGGTACAGACGCTGCGATGTCTACTTTGATGAGCACCTTCAGAGATGTTCCGGTCGTCTTGGATGAGTATAACAATAAAGATATATCGGATGTTAAGTTTCAGGCGTTGAAAGGAATTGTTTATGATGGAGACGGTAGACAGAAACGAAAAGGTACGTCCGGAAAGGAAATTGAAAATGATAAGGTGTATGCTCCTGTAATTTTGTGCGGGCAGGAAACGCCGCAAAGGGATGATAATGCGCTAATGTCCCGTATTATAGTATGCGAGGTCCCTAAGCCAAGGAATCGTACTCAGGAGGAGGTCGATATGTTTAATCAACTCAAGGATATTGAGGATCCTAACAAGATAGGACTTTCAAATGTGCTTTTAGAGATATTAAAGCTTAGGCCGTTAGTCATGGACCATTTTAGGACGCTCAAGCAGCAAGCCTATGATGAATTGAAAGCCGAACTGAACAATGCCGGTGAGATAGATCGTCTGATGAAAACAGCATCGCTCTTTTTAGCAACATGTAAGCTAATCGAAAGTCATACCAAAATGAATCTACCTTTTTCCTACAAAGAGTTTTTTAAGATAGCTTGTGCCAAGATAAAGTTCCAAGTTGAACTGATTAGTAAGACTGATAAGCTTGCTACTTTCTTTAAAGCAATGGATGTAATGATTGATACAAAGGCAATTATTGAGAATCGAGATTTCACGATTGATACACCTGATAAAATAACTATTAAGACTCCTGGAGGAGAGAAGAAAGAAATAGCATTTCCTGCAGGAACCAAGATCTTATTCTTGCGCTTGAGTACTATTTATACACAGTTCGCTCGGAGCTCCTATAACAACGAGGATTCAACTCAATCTACCATTGAACAGAATCTTAGATCTCATCCGAGTTATATAGGGTGTGTGCATGCACGGCGTTTCAATTGGCATGAAGTTGTAGAGGTTCCTAGGGGAGGATATGAGGACGGAAATACTAATGATACTGTAACTGTTGATAATACTATGGTTCGGAAAGTGGAAAAGAGATTTACTAATTCAAGCTGCATTGCTTTAAACTATGAAATATTTCAGGATTTGTATGATATTGATTTGCGACGTTCAGGTAATGAACTTCCTGCTGAATCTGCTGACGATAATAAGCAACCATTACCATTTTAGTTAGATGTATTTTCTGCCTTATACTCCTCTGCCAGCCCTGCCGGTCGAGGAGTATTCTTTTTATAATAAAGCGTACATTTCAATTTTTAATCAACTCTATCATTTATGAATATCACCTCCAATCCCCCGGACCCCCTAAATTTAAAGAAATACAAAGCAAAGAGAGTGCAATTTTGAAAAGATAATTTTCAAAACATGGCGTCCAACAGTCCAACAGTCCAACAGCCAAAAACTTTTTAAAATGTAAATGCCTGTAGTATAGTAGTATATATCTTATTAAAGTAGTATATATATATCCAACATTGCTGTTGTTCGGTTGGACGTTGTTGGACGTGTTGGATTTACAGTTTTCTACATTCCAACAGAATAAAAAATGACCTGTCCAACAAAATGCCACTTAAAAACCTTATGTTGGATGTGTAGGACGTTGTCCAACAGTCAATCAATGTTATTCTTCTAATATTAAATGGCTGATAATTAGATAACTATTTATTATGTAATAGGGCGTGTTGGACGGTTGGACAGTTGGAAGCAAAAATAAATAAAAGTATTTCAAAAATATTCTTTAACTGAAAAGACTATGATTACGACTAGTATTAATATTGAGCCATATTTGGCTGAATACTTACGTGGAAAGTATAATAATGGTTCTGAAGAAGCATTCAGAATTCCAGACAATACAGACCTTTACCATACAATATGGACATTGATGGCTAAACGACAAAAAAATCAATCTCCTGTTGATAATGGTAATTTGGCGTTTATCCTTCCTGAAAGAAGAATCGGAAAGGATCCTAAAGTTTACAATTTCCTTTCTCCTAACTCTGTACGATTGATAGAGAAAGAAGTACGGCGGATGTTTAACCGTGAACTTCATGCTGCGATGGATGAAAATGATATGAATGGACATCTTTTAAAGAACCTAGATGTTGTGCATCATTTCATGTGCTCGTATTGCATTGATTCTATTTCAGAAGATGCTCTTTTAAAAAACTTCTATAGGTGGAGAGAAAATATACGCAAGAGGAAAACACGTCGAGAATATAAAAAGAGGTTAAAAAATGGGTAAAAAATGACCGACCGAACTATCATTTTTGTCCCCAAATGGCGAAAAAACGTCCGCTGTATGGCGAACTTGTTGAATACTAAATAATTATAAGATTATGAGAGAGTTAACTATTACTTTGAGGGTGAAACCTACAGGGAAAATGAAGAAAGAAGAATATCGTTTTCTTGCTGATCCTTTTTCTTTTACTCCTTCTATTACAGATTCGGTATCTGGCAAATTGTTCGATTGTAGTAAAGACATAACGATTGAAACTCCGGATGTAGATACTCTTCGGGAATTTTCCACTGCTAGGTCTGCTATTATTTATTTGTGTGATTCTTTAGAAAAGAATATTGCAATAGGTACAGATGATATTCCGGCTTTGGTTTCAATTTCTGCAAACTTGAACACTGCAACCTTAAAAATTTCCTGTAAAATGCTCTATTCACCATTTTTGCCTGTATAAACAGTCCTTCATAGCCTTCTTTCGACGAACTATCTTCGCTGAAAAGATGCACTACAATGAATAGGACATTTCTTCGTAACTTACTTATTACATCTAAACTCTTCATCACGGCAGAAGCTTATGCTGCTGCCATGATGGAATGTTTTCCACTCCTGGATCAAAAGAACCCAGTGCCAGGGTCTTTTTTCTTTTTATCGGATCCGCCGACTTATAAAGACCAGGTAGATAAGGCGGTGGCTAAACTTAAAAGAGAAATAGCATGTACTGCAGAACTTAAGAGTGTAAGCCTGACTAATGATTTCTCATCCGAGGAACTGCCTGAAGGCTCAATTGCTTATCATCGTATTTGGGGTACAATTACATCTAATTCATCCTGGTATTTCTCTTCAAAGCAATTTGAGAGGGATTTGATTGCTGCAGAGAGTAACCCTTCAATATCTGTGCATTTCCTTCATATTAACTCCGGTGGTGGTGAAGCTTGGTATTTAGACCGGTTGTCGGAAACAATGCACTCACTAAAGAAACCTGTAGAAGTCTTAGTTGAGCAGTATTGTGCTTCTGCCGGTTACTATATTGCTTGTCATAGTGCGAATGGAATACATGCGCTGACGAAGAATGATCAAATTGGTTGTATTGGTACTATGATCAGCTTTTATGACTTTTCTGCTTACTATGAGAAGTTAGGAATAAAACTAATTCAAGAGAAATCGAGTCTATCTCCACTCAAGAATAAGAAATTTGAAGATTTACGTGCTGGGCACCCGGAACAATATATTAAAGAAGTTCTTGATCCACTTACCGTTCAATTTTTAAATGAAGTAAAATCTTCTCGTCCTAAACTTGCCAATCTCTCTGAAGATGATCCGGTATTCCAAGGTGAAACTTTTGATGCTCAACATTCGATAGATAAGGGGCTAATTGATTCTGTGATGACTCTTCCTGAAGCTATTGCCCACGCAAATTCACGTGGACAGGAATACTTGGATAGCATTTCCCTTCGAAATAAAATAAATCAGTATGTCTAATTTAACAATCAATTAATTATGAACTTTAGAGAAAAATTAGGAAATGTCTTACAACTTCTGAAGCTGTCAGATAAGGCAAAGGCTAAGCAATTAACGTCTGAAGACATTGTAGCAATTGCTATTCGTTATCAGAAAGAATTTCAGGCAAATCTTCGTGAAGATATGGAGGCGGATTCGGTGCAGCAGCAACAGCAAATGTCTCAGGATGAAATGAATCAGTTACAATCGCTTTTGGCCGGTGCTGTGACTCCTCCCGCAATTGCTGATAATGCGGCTGAAAAGGAAGAAAAGCCGCTTAATCAGCCTGAAGCTACACCGGAAGGTGTTATCGAGTTAGCCAAGAGCGTAGTAAGGCAAAATGGTGAATTACAGAATTTAGTGAAACAAATGTCTGATCAAACTGCAGCTGATACTCCATCTGCATCGGTAATAACTCCTGTAACTATGAGAATTAATGGACCCGGCACTACTGCAAAACATCTGTTTGGTATTGAAGCTCCTATGTTTGATATGTCGAAACGTTGGAATAAGATTACGGAAAATCCTGATTACTCCTCTACTAATATAGAGGATGGTGAAGAGAAAGCTTTCTTTCAGGAAGTGGCTATTTTCTCAAAATCTCTTGCTCGGCGTTATGAGTATTTGAATAAGAATCATCTGCTCGATCCGGTAAAGCTTGCTGCAGGTGAATTCTCAACGGACCTTTCGGGAGTTGACGATGCCAAAGTCGGTGATCAATACGTAATTCGTCGTCAGGATGCATTAATCGCTCATATACTGAAAAAGCGTGAGCTAACTCAATTCTTCCCGGTGAGATATGGTGTGCAGGATCATGACCTTGTATTCAATACATTCTTTGATGAAGTCTCTCAAGGTTGGCAAGAAGGCGAAGTTTGGAAAGGCGGCATGAAAATCGAAAACGAGATGGGGCATGTTGATGACGCTATGATTAAGATGAAATTCGGTCCAATGAAGAAACTGGAAAGAATGTACATCGGTTATCTCAATAAGGAAGGCTCTGATCCTATCAAGTGGTCTTTGATTGAGTATTGTATTGTCAATACCTTGGAAACAGCACAAGTAGAACAGAATAAACGTCGTGTTCGTGGTGTTTATGTTACTCCGGAAAAGGGGGTTCCGTCTCACTTCTTGAATGCTTCCACGGGTATTATCTACACATTGCTCCGGTATTATCATGAGAATAAAATTTTACTGCATGACGATGAGTCTTATCGTTCATATACAAAGGAAAACATGGTAGATGCAGTGAAGGAGTTCGTGGCTGACATTATTGAAAAATGTACGGAAGATATGGATCTGGATCAGCATGTTATTTATCTGAATAGCTTGCATCAAACTTGGTGGAAGGAAGGTTGTCGAACCAAGTACGGTAAAGACATTGATTTTACTGGTCCTAACAGTTATCTGAATGTTGTTCCTGATACCGATCTTCATATCCGATGGATGCCTTATTTAGGGCAAAGCTGCTTAATGTTCCTTGATATTCCAGGCAATTTGCAGTTCTTGGAATACATTCCAGGAGAGATGATGGCCTTTAAAGCAAAGGATGACATGGAAATGGTAAAATGCTGGTCTACCTGGAAGGAAGGTACAGCTGCCGCCTTCTTGGGACGCCGTTTCAAAACGCGTGCTGAACTTGTTCAAAACAATTTCGAATGGCAGCAAATTTTCATGAATAAGCCTTCCGTTAATGTTGCAGTTGATGCTACTGAAATTGACGCAAAGGATGGCTTTTGGCAAATTACAGGTGAAAATACAAAGGCTACTGTAATCACTGACATCAAAAATGCAAAACCAGGTGTCGGATACCTTATTGAATGTGGCTCCAAAACTAATGCTTCCAAGATTTCCAAAACTGGTAAATTCGAAGATATCACTGCCGCTTATACTCCAACAGAAGAAGGTGATTATATCCTTGTTCTTCTGAACAGTAAGGGGAATTTCCGTGAACTGGAACGCTGTGTCGGTGGTGTACGTACGGTTAATACAGATTTGCAACCAAATCTTCCTGGTGTAAGATAGTTCTTTTCAGTTTTTAATAGGTGTTTGTTTTCAGGGGTGGGAGTTCTGCCCACCCTTTTTTCTTAACTACAAAATTGATGTTTTATGAAAGCTAAAAAAATCAGTAACCCTTATAAAAAAGGGAATCAATATGCATGTAAAATGCAGGTAAAACTCTTTTTATCTCTTGCACTTCTTTTTGCCATTGTTTTTGTTGTTGGTATGTTCCTGGATCCTGATCATTCCATGTTTTGTATGACAGGATTCACAGGAACTTCTCTTGCTTCTATGATGGCCATTGGTAATGTTGAAGATGTTTCTGACAAGAACACACATGGATCTAATATTGCCTATAAGATTTATCTGATAGATGTTCATCAAATCAATCCGGATGTGAAATTTCCGAGGGCCAACGCCAATCGTGAGGTTACTACTCTTCCAATGCTTCCGGGGGAATATATGAAGTATTTTGAAGCGCACGACATTCCAACCTATGTCGGCAATGGGGAAAAAGGTGATATTACAACAAGCGGAACAAATCAGTTTGTCGCGATCATGGGTGGCATGCGGGATCAGCTCTTAAACTTTATAGAGGAACACGCCGGTGGTAAGTTTGTGATATTGTTTAAGGAGATTGGAGAGGACCAATGGTATATATTAGGGGAATATGATAGACCAATGGTCTTGAAGTCTTATGAAGCGAAGAATGATAAAGATGGCCGTTATATAACCTTCACTTTTGAACGTACCTCTGTGACGCAGTATTACAAGTATGTTGGTGATATAGTTAAGGCTCCGGCGGAAGTGCATACAGCGGGAACTAAAGACTTAGCAGTTAAATCAACAAGCAACTCCTATGAGATCCCGAACGGCACTGATGCAACTTATGCAATAGAGACGGTTTCAGGCTTGACGAATAATGATAAAGGCAGGCATATCACTTTAACCGGTACTGGCACGGATAAGGCTGCAACAATAGCAGATGGCGCCACATTTATTTTGGAAGATGGAGTTACCTGGACAGCAAAAGCCGGTTCTTCCATCACATTCCGAATTTTGGATCCAGCCACTCTTATTGAAGTTTCAGGAAGTCGAATTCAAACAGCATAAATTATGTACGGATTTAAAGAGAAAACAAAATACTTTAATGAGTTACGTAATCCGGCGGCTGCCGAAGTGGATTTGCGTCTGCTTCGGGCATCTGCCCCGGTACATCCTAAACTTAAGATGTTTGCCCGTAACCCACAACGTTATGCAGATGATATTCTTTATACATTGTTAGACTTAAAGTCAAAGGATGCTATCCGGATAAATCGTCGTGAAAATGAAAAAGCCAAAGAAGCAAATGGAGCAGAATTACAATCAGGAGGAGATACTCCGGAAGACGCACCTACTGTTTCTCAACAGCTGTTATCTGGCAATTTAGAGGGAAAAGTAGAAGCTTCAGTGCAAGAAGAAAAGAACCCATTTGAGATCGATGCCGAGATTTACGAAAAGCAGGCTGAAACGGAACTGCGTAAGCAGAAAGAGCAAGAGGCGGAGAAATGTGCACCTCAAGCTGCAGAACAAGTTGAAGTCTTGGAACAAGAGAACCAGGAACTGAAAGAAGAACTCGAGGCGGAGCAAGATGCAAGAACAGAAGCTGAAGAACGTGCGGAACAGGCTGAACAAGCCTTAGAGGAAGAGAAAAAAAAAGAACCTACCAAGGTAGCTCCAAAAAGCAAAAGCACGAAGAGTACCCGCAAATCGACTGGGAAAACCTCGAAGACGAAAACGTCCAAATAGCTACGATCCTGTACAATGATCGTGTGCAGACTTGGAAAAAAATGAAGCAGCTCGATGAATTGCTAGATAAGAAACCGACCAGTCGTGCAGTCGTTGACATGGCTGAACTACGAATTCGGAACTTACTGGCATTCTCCGAGCTGCAAACGTACAACGACACTGGAGTATTTCGGTACAAACATCCGCTTATCGTTCATCGGTCTGAAAGAGCTGAATTAGAACGTTTACGAACGTCTGATCCCTTGGAGTTCCTTCGTCGGTATAAGAATTGCTCCGATAATATTCGCAGATACGAATCCTTTCTAAAGCGTCCGGAACGTATAGATAAACGGACGCAAGATAAAGAACATCTTCGCCGGTTTCGTGACCGGGAAGCCTTATTTAAATCAATTCTCGAAGAATCAAAGTAATTATGGAAAAGCTAATAGAAGTATTTAATTTGGGTAGTTTGCCGACTGCCCCGCTGGATTCGTTCTTAGAGCTTCAGGAGGATTTTAAGAAATCGGATCCTGATAAATTATCGAAACTACAGATGCTTATTATCACCCGTGGTTTCAAGTATGCATTTAAAGCCTGGAAGGATCCGGTTCTACACTCTTGGCATGCCAACAAACAGACCGAATTTGCTGTGCAATGGAGATAGATCCACGTTATGTCTCTGCTACTGTATCTCGCTACCGGGCTATGTTTCTGGAGCAACCTGTTCGGCTTATCCGTGGAGGGGAATTGATGAATACTGAAGAAACATTAAAACTCATTGCATGAAAAATGAACTGACACCTACCTCTGATGTAGACCAGATTACTCAAATCGGTGAGGAGTATGTATCCCAGGTGCGCACGTTTGGCGCACTTGGTTACACTCCACAACGCATCTGCAGTCTGCTTGGACTTCGTGGTAAGGAGAAGTTAGCATTGATTGTCCGAATTACTCTCTCTGGAGACGTGTATTATGATGCATATAATAATGGGCGTGCTCTTGGAGAATATAATATTGATGCAGAACTTGCGAAGAAGGCAGAATCTGGAGACATTGATGCGATTAACACTTTGGAAGAACGTAAGAATTTACGTGTTGAATTAGACCTACGAAAACAACTGTTTGGAGTATGACACAATTAGACCACCTTGATAAGATACATCCGGATCTGATTTCAGAGTTCCTGACGACTGGAAGTTGTTCTGGGATTCCGGAGGAAATTCGGCTATTTTTAAAGCAGCTACAATGGGCGGCAGAGATATTTGAATATGAGAGAAATATCACTCGTGCAGCCAAGTTATTACGGCAGAGGATTAATGCTTCTCAACGGATTAATATTGATGAACGGACTTGTAAGGCCCGTATCTATGCTGCCATAAATTACTTTAATATCGATAATAATGTATCTATCAAGGTTTGGGAGTCTAATTATGCAGACAAATACGAGGATTTGGCGAAGTTATGCGCTGTAAGGGGAGATTACAAGACACAGGAGAAATGTTATAATGCGGCCTTGGAATGTCGACGTAGAGCCTCGGAAATAGCCGAAGCGGATCGTGATCTTGGCATTGTCTTTCTTATTTCTCCGAATCTTACTCCTGAAGATCTCGGCTTTCAGAAGAAATCAATCAAGGAGATTGCACGTAAGAACAATGAGGGATTTTATATAAACCTAATTGATTCGCTCCCTATTGAGAAGGCTGATAAAAAACGTTTGTTACGTGATGCTGATATCCAGGAAGCAGAAATTATAGAACCTGAAGAGACGGGAGAATAATATGGGTATAGAACTTTATTCACAATCATCACAATCGCTTAGTGCTGGTGCTGCTACTTTAGATTTGACAGCATCGTTTGAAGAATGCTATCAAAATGCGATGCAGATTAGGGCGAATGTCGTTGACTCAAATGTGCTCATTGTAGAAGCCGGTCGTGCTACGGGTAAAACTGAAGGAGTGATGGGACCACGTATCATTCGTGTTGCAAATGATATGCCTGGAGAACTTTCATTCCTGGTTCATAAAACATACGTGGCTCTAATGACAAACGTGTGGCCTAATATTCAGGCATATTTTTCCAAGCCGGTGGGCGATGGGCGGCGTTCTATGCTTGAATATGGTATTGATTACATCGTGGGGGAAACGAAAATACCTTCCCATTTCCGAAAGCCTCGATATCCGATTGCTTATCCAAAACATAGCATTCTGTTTCGTGATGGCCATCATCTGCAAATGGTGAGTTCTGATCAGCCTGAATCTGTTGCCGGTCGAAGTGGAGTGCATGCCTTCGTGGAGGAAATGAAACACAATAAAGGAGAGAAGTTAAAAACTCGTTTGTTCCCGTCTCTGCGTGGTTCTTCAGCTTCTATCCGTATGTCACATTATTATCAAGGCATAACCGGCGTGTCAGATACTGCTCGTTTGGACTTAGGGGAAGACAATTGGTACGAAGAGTATGAAAATAATGTCAATCAGCAGCTTATTGATGAGATCGCATCAGCTTCTTTATATCTGCATGCAGCCCTATATAAAATATACCGCAATAATATCCGGATGAGAGAGGAAAAGAATCCTGTTATCATTGAAGCCCTTCGTTTGGAAACAGAGAAAGCAAAACGTGTTGTAGCAGCTTGGAAGCCACGCCTTGCGGATATGCGTAGAAATGCGAGCTACTATATCCGTGCTTCTTCTTTTGCGAACAAGGATATACTAGGGCCTAAATTTTTCCGCACACAGCTTGAATCACTTGATCTCGATGAGTTTTTGACTTCTATTTGTGCAATCCGCAAGAAGGAAGTCGTTAATAAATTCTTTGCAAACTATCGGAAAGACAAGCACCAGTTCTCCGATGGCTATCGCTATGAATCAATTTTAAAACTTGATTTGCGTGAACACTTTGTTTTAACTTCCAGGTATCTAAAATATTACGATAAACGTGAACGGATCTTTCTTGGCTACGATCCCGGACACTTTTCCAGTATTGTTGCTGCCCAGGAAAGGGATTATGGGCATGAACTCCGTGTCCTGAAAGAATTTACCTGTTATTATCCGGCAGAACAGCCGGAGCTGGCAAAGCAAATATTTGATTATTTTGGAACTGATGCGATTAATAAACATATTGTGCTTTATCATGACCGGGCAGCCAATAAACGCCGTGAAGACCTTGAAAAAATAACGTCTGATGCTCGTATATTGAAAAGAGAATTAGAAAGTTACGGCTTTACTGTTGAACTTATGAACGAAGGACAATCCACAATCTACCACTGGCAGCAATTTAAGCTTTTATTACTCTTGTTTGGTGAGCGAAGTAATGCATTACCCGTATGTCGGATAGATGAGAATGAATGTCCGAACCTTTGTAGTGCCATTCCACTATCACCTTTAAAGAAAACGGATGGGCGTATTGAACTAGATAAATCTTCTGAAGTTAAAGTGGCACTGAAACACCAGGCAGGGCTTACAACGCAGCTTCCTTCTGCACTTATCTACCTACTTTTCGGGCTATACGGTGATAGAATACAAGGTGAATTAAGTAATATACCGGATGATTTGCCCGAAAATATAGGGATATAATGTACATACTAGAGTAATATAGTTATCCGTAAATCTTATATAATATCACGCTTTTGACATCGTTTTTATATGTAAAATACAGGTTTACAGGTAAAAGACATTTTGAAAACAAAAAAACGAAAAAATGTACGACGAAATTCTCCACGCCCCGCTGAAAAAGCGGTTTGAGGTGCAAAAAAATGCATTTGTCCGGAAATATGACAGTGCCCTCGGTTCGTCCTTTCGAGAGGGGGGTAAAAACGGTAATTTCGAGCATGGAAACGACGATGACAGGCATAAATGCACTGCAATGGGCGAAGGAGATCTCAAAGTTGCCGGATGGGTGCTTCACCATTGCCTTCTTCCCTTACTCTAAGCAGAAAGGGGAGGCTTCCGAAAGGTTGGCAGTGAGGGAGGGGTGCACATTCCGAACGCAACTTCCTGAAGAACGGTTCAGTATTGATGGTGAGAACTTCTTTCTCTTTAATGATGGGAACGGTGATCCCAAAATGTGCTATCGCATACTTATTCGCTACATGGGGTTTCCTCAAGATGGATATAAATTGCATAAAATAGACTGGTTATGAGTGATAGTGTAGAGATGTTGGGAAATTATGGTTACTATGCAGAGAGTGGCAGTGTCATTTCCTTTCAATTAGGTACGAATCCCACGGCAGGGCTGAAGGATCCGGGCTTTGTTAATTCAAATACAATTCTTCCTGCAGACTACAATTGGCAGTCAATTGGAGGGTTTAATGTGTGTGCACGTGGAGCTAATAACATGAAGTGTGAAGAGGTAGAGAACGATATCAAGAAGAACCGTTTATTGCCTCGATTGATAACCAAACAGGTTAATATGCTTTATGGGCTTGGCCCGGCTATATACATCAAAAGCATAAAAGACGGGAAACTCGTTAAGGAGTGGGTGGATTGTCCGGAGATAACAGCCTGGCTTGAATCCTGGAAAGACCGTGGTCTGGAGTCTGATTACAAAGAAGTAGCTAAGGGAAATATCAAGAACTACTATTACTTCCGTGACTACTTTGTGAAATGGCGCATGACGCTTGGTAACCGTATCGGAGAACAACGACCGGTAGCTGGTCTTGAGTTGATGGAAAACAGACGATGTCGGTTGGCTACACAAAAAAAAGATGTTGTTACAGAGTTGATCAATTATAAGGACTTCACTCATATTGCAGTTGGGCGATGGAGTTATGGCGTTTCTAAATATTTGTTTTATCCTCGCCTGGTAATTAATGACATTCGGAATATCAAATGGGCGGCAATATCTCACCATCGCGAAAAATCGGTTAGTGAATTTTATGGCGTAAATGAAACTCATGAAGGGACAAAAGCCTATATCAAAGGCTCAAATGATACTGCTTATTACATAAACTCTTTCTTAAAAAATTCGCTGGCCGCTAAGATTCATATCATTATCCCGAATGCGTGGGTTGAATCAAAGCGTGCACAAATTACAAAAATATGTAATGAGAACATGGAGCGAAAAAGAAAGAACGAATCTCTTCTGACCTATAATGGGATTGAAATCGGAACAACCTATAAAGAATCGTATTTTCTTAAATACCTCAAGCAGGAACTACGCAATATTAGTGAATATCTTTCTGGGGCAGATAATCAGGGAAAAGCTTATGCTACTATCAGCTTTAAATCAGGGGCTAGCGAGGAAGAACGTTGGAAATTTGAGGTCTTAGACCTGAAATATAAAGAGTATATTGATGCTCTTATTACCTATGATAAGCGTGCAGATGAAGTTCTTTTGTCATCGGTTGGATTGGATTCTTCTATCTCGAGCGTTTCTAAAGATGGTGTCATATCAAAATCCGGAGCGGATGTATATTACAATTATTTGATTTACTTGATGTCTCTTACCCCGGATGATGAAATCTGTTCAGAGCCCTTTAATATGGCTATTCAGATCAACTTTCCGGAACTATATAAGCAAGGATTCCGCTTTGGCTTTTATCGTGAGACACCTAGCCGACAAGAAGAAGTAACTCCTAATGAACGACTAAATAAACAGCAATCATGAACCTGAAAGACTTATTTACCGATATTTCCGGATTTGCAGAGTTTGTACCTGGTATCGATGCGAATATAAATTTTGCATTGCTTAATAGCCATGCTGTTACTGCTTATAAACGGATTGCAAATATTGTGAGTGTTCCTGTATATGAAAAAATCATAGAACAGGGGAAGAGCGAAATGTACGATTATCTTCGGACTGCATTGGCTAACCTCGTCATGGCAAATGATACGATTTTCGATGTTCTTCGCAAACGAAAAGCAGCTATTGATATTTACAAGTACGAGCAGGAAGCTATAAGAAGAGCTTATTATGAGAATTACTATAATGCAATGGATTCTCTCATTGCACTTCTTAATCAGTCTGAAAATATGGGATGGGAAGATACCAGGTATTATAAAATGCTTGATAAACTACAGATAAAGACAACCGAAGAGTTCGACCTGTTATACTGCATTGATTTATCATATCTGTTCTTCTTTCGCTGTATCCCAATCCAGGTAGAAGTCCTGGAGGAGAATTTTACTGGTTACCTTGAGCGTGCAAATGAGAAGCCGTCTGTTTTATCATTGATTAACCGAGCACTTGCAAAGAAAGTGGTAGCTGTTGCTTTAACCAGGTTTGATATATTAGAGTTCCCATCCACTATCCGGAATCTTTTTGATGATTCAAAAGCGAGTAGATCCGGAAAGGATGAACAGGAGAGATTGCTTATTTTATCTGTCCAATTACAAGATCAGGCAAACAGTTTGATTAAAGATATCGACTTGTTGTTATCAGATCCACAGAGTAGCGATATTGAGACAGAAACTTCCTTTAATCAACCTGAAGATAAAATACAATTAATGCCATGATCGAGTTTTATGTGCATCATAATAAATTTGCGATCCCCAATGCCTGGGAGGAACTTACTCCGGGACTATTTGAGGGTATCATGGCCGATATGGATCTAGTCATAAAAGGCGAACTTTCACCGGCTATGCTTCAGGTTAAACACATCTGTCGTGCAATGGGCTGGAGCCCGAGGAACTTGGTGCGGACTAAGGAGGAAGATACGCTGTCTAATCTTGCCTGGTTGGGAGAGCAAGTTGATTTTATTTTTCGAATATCATATCCGGATCAGGATGCAGCTCTTCAGGATCTATCTAAGGAAGACTATGTAAAAGCCAAGAAAACACCTCCGGAGAGGTTGAATATATCAATTGCACGTTATCTTTCAAAGTTGGACTATAAGTTCGTGTTAAATGGTTGCTTTTGTGCACAATTGATTCCGTATGTTTCTATTCAGGGACAACTGTTTTCCGGATATACTATTGATACTAGTTTTAGCCAACTGACTTGTTCTCTAACAGCTCTACAATTCATAGAGGCTCGTTCGCTGCTCGGATGTAATCAAAAGATGTTGCCGTTACTTGCTGCTATTTTATACCACCCGGGACTGTATGATTCGGAGTCTGCACACTCCTTGGCTAAATCATTTGAAAAGTTACCTAATGCAACATTGCAGAGTATTGCATTCAATTTTTCATCATTTGTCAACTATCTGTTTACGGCTACACAATTTCGGATCTTGGTTGCGGGGGGGAGGGGAAAGCAAAGGTTAATAACGACCGGTGCACTTGAGTCGCTTTATAATTTGAGTAATGATGGGCTAGGGGATGTTTCAGCGATTGAACAAATGAATATAATCAAGTACTTTACGATTTTACGTAAGAAATTGATAGAAACGATACGGAGTATGAATTTTGCAGAAATACCTGTTGTGGATATCGCTAAAAATACGGGGTTACCAATTTCATTAATAAAACAGATAATATGATTTTTGAGATTCTCAAATATTACGCTCAATTCCCGAATCATAGTAAGGTGATTGAGCTCTTTTCAAAGGGACGAAGTGAACTTCCTGAATACGTCGCAATCCAGGAGGAAATTAAAAATTTGTCTAACTCTTCCCGGATCCGAGGATTAGACTACTATATTTTTGGGCAGAGTTTCGATTCGGTAAAACAGAATGTTGATCGTATTCTCTCCGGAACCTATTTGTTTGTGGAGATTGGTGATATTATGTCTAAACGTGATCAGAAGAATAGCATTCAGGATGAAGTGCAAATGGCCGTTACAATCGCTGCAAAATCTGCCGAAATGGACTTGATAGAGGAAGCGATACAATCACAGCGTACACTCGCCATGCTGCAACAGCTACGAGTGGAGATGACCTCTGATCAGGTTAGTACCCCTTGGCTAAAAGAGTTGTCCGGGTCATGCCAGATTCGCCCATTTGTAGCAAAAGAATTTGCCTCTATTGGCTGGACGATGATGTTCGAAAGGGAAGGAAGCGATTTATTTGATATAAAGCGTCTGATTAATCGTAAAGTATAAGATCTGTAAATATTGATAAGATGAAACGTGATACAAAAGAAGCTATTCAATATGGTAGTGCTATTGGCATGCTAGTATTAGGTTCTGCTTTAGCTGTAGCAGGATTTGTCATGTCTCACGGCGAGATACATGATAGTGTGTTGTGGCTCTTTGCTCAATGTCTGCTTTATGCCGGGGCTGTGTTTGGAGTCTCCGTTTACATAACGGACCGGTTTAATAGGCTTGAAAACAAGTTATTCAATAAAAAGGAGGAGGAAACAAAATGAAGGAAATTGATGCTATTGTCATTCATTGTTCGGCCACACGTGCCGGACAGGATTTACGTGCAAAGGATATAGACCGGATGCACAAGCAAAGAGGCTTTAGCCAGATCGGTTATAACTTTGTCATTGACCTGGATGGCATGGTAGAGAATGGACGTCCGCTTTCCATTGACGGTGCGCATTGCAACACGAAAGGTTTTTCTATTACATCGTATAATAAACATTCCGTTGGTGTGTGTTATATTGGCGGACTGGATGCAAACGGGAAACCTGCTGATACACGGACGCCCGCTCAAAGAGCTAGTTTGCGTGAGCTGGTAGCAAAGCTATGCAAGGAATATCCCATCGTGGAGGTTCTTGGACATCGTGATACTTCGCCCGATTTGGATGGCAGCGGGGAGGTAGAGCCTAGAGAATATATTAAGGCATGTCCTTGTTTCGATGTACGTTCCGAGTTTACCAACTTCTTGCGTAATACAGTAGTTCGACCATGAAACGGCTGATTTATATTATCATGTTGTTAACGTTAGCAACATGCTTTATATCCTGCCGGACTCAATATATCCCGGTTGAGTCCGTTCGTGTTGAATACAAAACACGCGATAGTATCCGTTATGACAGCATTTATCAACGTGATAGTATTTATACGCTCGTAAAGGGTGATACAGTCTATCAGTATAGGTACAAGTATCTGTATCGCTACCTAACAACAAATCGTACCGATACGATTCTTAAAAATGATTCTATTCGTGTACCTTATCCGGTTGAAAAGAAGTTGAACCGATGGCAAAGTCTAAAGATGGAGCTAGGCGGATGGGCTTTCGGGTTCGTTATTGCTTTTCTTTTGGTAATAATAGGGCGAATAGTATATAGGTCTAAAAAGAAATAGTACCTTTGTTCCCGAAATCATCAATTTCAATCCGCGACGGCGGATTTTGCCCCGGCTAAGTGTAGTCGAGGCTTTTTTATTATATAAACTTTAAAACTCAAATAAATGGAAAATAACTACGATTACGACTCCGTTCAAGAGTTACTAACATGGGCAAAGGAAACTTTGAAAAACAAGACCTATCCGCAGGGTGAATTTCAAATTAATAAAGCGACAAAGGTGTTAGATTGCGGCTCTTATTTATCATCTATGATACAGATGATTTCGAGAAATTGGGAAAATCCGACTTTTTATCCCACTATTAACCAACTAAGAGAATTTAGAATACAAATAGAAAAGGTAGCCGAATGAGCTACCTTTTCTATTTGTATAGTGTTATAATTAGGTTACCTTTTCATATTACTTTAATCCTTTTTTAGCTCAAGCTAAAAATAGGAACAACGCTTCAGAATCTGCCTTTCTTGACAGATGATCAAAAAATATACTTTAAACTTAGAACGAAAAAACTTAGTAGATAATGAATAATAGAAATTACTTATTGCAGGATGGCGGCACAATAACCGCCACCTGCGCTGCAGATTTTGTAACCAAACTTCGGGAAGGTAGTCGTTTTGATTCTGAATGTACCGATCA